AAGCCGAGTGCGGGTGCAGCTTGGCGAGTCTTTCCGGCTCGCCTATCGCCATGGCCAGTTCAGCTCACCGCTGCCGTTCCGTCCGGCGATGCTTTTCGTGACTATCGACAAACAGTGGGACCATCTAAAGTACATGGTGTGCGCGTGGAACTCGGATGCAGAAAATTTCCTTGTCGATCTCGGCCGTCTAAGTGACGAGGATCAGCTCAATGATTTGCGCACGCGACCTTATTACGTCGCCGGTAGATCGCAGCCGGAGTACATCTTCTCCGGCCTGCTCGATTCGGGGCATCGTCGCGATGAAGTGTATCGCGCCTGCATCAAACATCAGACCACCGCCTGCGCAATCCACCCTGCCGGCTGGCAGCTCCACCCGTGTCGTGGCGAGGGCAAACATGAGGAGTATCGTGGGCGGCTCTCGCGCCTCATGACAGATTACATCGACGGCCAAGAAATTGCCGTGCGCATGTTTTTCGATCACGGCCTCAAAAACGAAATCTACATCGGCCAAATGCAAAAGCGCAAAGCGCCGCGCCTTTGGTTGCCGCTCGATTATCCGGCAGAGCTGGAAAACGAACTCACCGCTGAAATTTACGACAAGTCCGCGAATAAATGGGTGCATGAAAAAATCAAACGCGGCCCGAATGACTGGGGCGATTGCCTGAAGTATCAATACGGCGGCCTGCAGGAGTTTCGCGAAGAGCTCAAGTCGCTGCCGTTGCCAGATTGACATCCCTGCTCTCGCATGCGCCACCGCATCGCCCTTGATGATCACCGACATCCAACGCCACCAGCTCGCCATCCTCGACCGCGCTAAAGTCATGTGCGAGGCCGAGGGCATCGTCGCAAAAATCGTCGGCTACGGCACGCTGCTATTGGTCCTCCCCGTCTATGGCGACGCTGGTGCCGAGCAGCTTATGCTTGATGCCACCGCGCCTGCCGCTCAGCTACCCGCACCGACTTAGCCCGGACTTTGACACGCGTCGCGCCTTGTGGCTGCCACCGTCCTAAATTCCGAACTTCTCATCGCGGGCATCTTGCGGCGCGCGCGCGCCATGCCGGATCCCGCCGCGTATCTTGGCGGGCTGCATGATGCCGCTTTTACCGCCGTGATGGCGGGTGATGAGTACGTTACCAATATCAGCGCCGACGGCGGGTCGAGCACGGCGGAGCGCAGCCTGCCCGCCACCGTTCTCCTGCAGCTCTACGAGGCCGCATTGCAGAGCTATGAGGCCACCGCCGCTGCCGGCACTCGCGTCGGCGATGGCTCCGTTCGGCACGGCGATTTCAGTCAATCTCCCAGCATTCTCGGATGAGTTCACGCCACAAAAAAAATCGCAAACACGCCGCGTCGATGATTGGCGTGGATTCGTCCACGCCCTTCATGCCGACCCCATCCGCCGCATGGGGCTCGTTTCAGGGAGCGGACACCACTTCGCGCGATCGCGGCTATATCTATATCCCGACGTTGGACACGCTGAAAGAGGTTGATGCCTATTCGCGCACAGAGCTGCTTCGCCGCGCCAGATATATTTACAATTCGGGCGGCGGCTTGATTCATCGCGGCGTCGATGGCGTCGCCCGCATGATCTGCGGCACCGGTCTTTTTCCGTATCCGCTCGGCAAAAACAAAGCTCGAAATCAGCGCCTGCGGCAGCTCTGGAATGCGCGCGCCGAAGCCGCTGGCACCTTCGATCTCTCCCGAAAATTCACCTGCGGCATGGCGCAGCAGGCCATCGTGCGCGGCAAAATTAAAGATGGCGACGTCGCCCCAGTGCTTGCCCGCAACGAAGCCGGCCGCTTGCGCGTCATGTTTTACGAGTCGCATCAGATCGGGCAAAGCACTACCCGGGTAGTACTTGGAGAGCGCTGGCATGATGGGGTTCAGCTCGATCAGCACAATGGCCCGCTTGCCTATCGCCTGCTCAGCACTGACGCTGCCACCGGCCGCGAAACCAGCGTCGATGTGCCAGCGCAAAACGTCCTATTTTGCGCGAACTACGAGCGCTTCGGGCAGGTGCGTGGACTTACCCGCTTCTATCCCGTCCTGAACAAAGTTCTCGATCGCGGCGAGATCATGCACGCCATTACTAAAGGCATCAAAATGCGCGAACAGATCGCCTATGCCCTGGAGCAGCAGCAGCAGCCGCTCCCCGGTGCCGTGCAGGCCGGCGCGCGCGGCGTGCTGTCGCCCCGCCCCACCACGGAAGTCGAAATTGCCACGGGCAAGTTTGTGACGATGGAGCAATTTTTCGGCAGTGGACAAACGCAGGACCTCAAGCCGGGCCAGTCGTTCAAAGTCATCGAGTCAGCGCACCCTGATGCCAATGTGCAATCCCATCTCGAAAATCTCGTGCGTGATGTCGCTTGGGCGCTCAAGTTTTCGCCAGAACTGCTGTGGAATATCACACAGCTCGGTGGTGCCAATACGCGCTTCATCATGGCTGATGCACAGTCACAGATTGAGGTCGAGCAGCAGGAGCTCGTCGAGCAGTTCCTCGGCCCCTATTTTCTTGCGTGGCAGCGCGATATGATCGAGGCGGGCGAGATCGAAGACGCGCCCGATTGGGAGCTGCACACCTGGCTGCTGCCCAAGCGCCTTACTGTAGATTTTGGTCGCGATGGCAGGCTGCACATCGAGCAGGCAAAGCGCGGCATGATCACGCTGAAAAGTCTTTACGGCTTCGTCGGTGACGACTGGCAGATTGAGATTGATCAATACCTCGACGAGCGCCAATACATCAAGGAAGGTATCGCCGCGCGCGGCCTTACTTATGCCGAAGCTTACCCCGAAATCGGCACCGGTACCACTGCCAGTCAGGAGCAGGCAGATGCCGCTGCTGAAAGCTCCACGACTACCCAACAAATCGCCGAAATGCATGAGTCCATCATGCGCGCCGCAGATCACCGCCCCCACCGCTCATGAATGAGACCATTAATTTCCATCACGTCGCTCGCGCCTTTTATTTCGAGCCGCTGGCGCTTGAGCAGAGCGCCATGCTTGCTTGCCACATGTATCTCTGGCCGCGCATCACCGGCCAGGTGCAGGACTCCGCGCCATTAACCGCCAGCGCCGCCGATGGTCCCACCAGCCCCCAGCACGTTAAGGCCACTGGCGGATCGGCGCACATGCGCAAACAGATCGCCATGCCCGCGATGCAATCGAATGGTCCGTTTGCCCCCACCACCATCTTAGACCCTAGCTATTACTGGACCATTGATGGCAAGCCCGGCATCGCCGTCATTCCGCTCAATGGCATGATCAGCAAGGGTGCATCCCCCTTCGCCGAGGCGTGCATGGGCGCGTTGAATCCCGACCGCATCTCGCACGCGCTCAATCAAGCCCTCGCCGCGAAGGATATTAAAACCATTGTGCTCGACATCGGCTCTCCCGGTGGTCGCACCACCGCCACCCCTGAACTCGCCGCCCTGGTGAAGCAGGCTACGCAGACGCGCGGCAAGACGGTCTATGCGTTCACCGACACTCACATTGCATCCGCTGCCGAGTGGATCGCCAGCCAGTGCGATGAGGTTATCATGACCGGCTCCGCCTCGCTTGGCAGCATCGGTACTTATTTAGCTTTCTTGAATCCTAAAGTCGCCATGCAGATGCAAGGCTACGCGCTGGAGCTTTTCAGCCAGGGCACGCACAAAGCCCTTGGCATGCCCGGTCGCGATCTCACGCAGGCAGACCGCGAATACCTCCAGGGCACCGTGGACAAATGCAATGCTGAGTTCATCGCCGCCGTCAAATCCGGCCGCCCCAAAGCCAGCGAAGAATCCTTGCGCGATGCAAAAATGTACGCAGCCGACGACGCCATCCGCCACGGCCTCGCCGACGGCATCGTCTCCTCTTGGGACGAATTCGTCAGCCTCCTCTAGCCGTTCGTAGTTCCGGCTTCAGCCGGTCCGGTTTCCCCGTTCGTAGTTCGGGCTTCAGCCCGTCCGCCTCCCCCGTTCGTTTGACACCCCGCCCCCATCGCCGCAGTCACCTCTACCTCCCCTCTCCATGCTCAAACCTCGCCACGCCCTCTTCCTCCTCACCGCCGCCAGCGAGCACGCCAGCGCCGGTGGTGGTGACACCCCCATCGTCGATGCCGCCGCCGCCATCGCCGCCATTGAAGACAAAACTTTGCCGATGTCGCAGCGTCTCGGTGTCGCGCTCAAGGCTCTGCAGGGCATCGCTCCCGCGGCACAATTCACCGCCGTCCAGGCCGATCTCGCCGCCGCTCAGGCCGCCCTCGTCACGCGCACGGCCGAGCTCGCCACCGCGCAGGCCAGTCTCTCCGCGTTGCAGACCGATTTCACCGCGCTGGAAGGCGAAAAAACCACGCTCGCCAAAGAGCACGCCACCCTCTGCGCGCAAGAGCGCGATGTCGAAAAACGCGCCGCTGCAAAGAGCGCGGAGCACATCGCCGCTCTCGGTTTTGCCGCTGGCAAATTGCCCGCCCCCAGTGCCGACTTGCCTGCCGATATTCCTGCCAACCGCGTCGAGTTGGAGACCGCCCTGGGCAAGCTCAAAACCGCCGACGAGCGCCGCGCCCTGCTCAAACAATTCAACAACCGCGCCGCCTAAAACTAAGCCGCGTTTTTGACATTCAGCATCTCCCGAATCCGCACCCTCTCTTATTATGGCAAACACTATCGACTCCAATCTGCAGCTCACCGAAGTCCTCGACTCTGCGATGCAGGCCATCAAGCGCCGCCTCCTGCCGCTCCTGGCTTTCAGCACGGTTTACCGTAACGTCCAGCTCAAGGGCGATGACCAAATGGCCGTCCCATTTTATCCGCTTGCCACCAGCGACAGCGTGACGCGCACCCCCAGCGGTTCGCGCATCGCGCTCGCTACCGCCACTGCCACAGAGTCGCGCACAATTGAAAATTTCACCAACAAGGTGCAGGCGCTCAGTTTCACCGGCACCGAGCGCGCCCGCCAGCCGATGTTCAATCCCGTTAAACACGGTGAAATGAAAGGCCGCAAACTTGCCGAAGACATCCTCGCGGACATCTTCGGCATCGTCAAAGCCAAGACCTTCACAGGTGCCACGATTGCCGCCACTACCGCTGCCAACTTTGATGAAAACGACGTCGCCGATCTGCGCACCTTGTGCGTCGATAGCTACTGGCCCGAAGGCGATCGCGCCCTCATTCTCAATCCGAGTTACGCTGGCAACCTGCTGAAGCAGGCTCAAATCATTGATGCCGCCAAGCGCGCCGATGGCGGGTCGAATTTCACCGATGGCGTCCTCTCCCGCATCCTCGGCTTTGATGTGTACGAGTCCGCTGGCGTGCCGACCAACAACGTCGCCGCGCTCACCATCACTGGTGGTGTCTCCGCCACCGATGTCATCACCACCAGTGCCGCGCACGGTCTGGCCGTTGGAGATCGCCTCATCTTCCCGACGCTCTCAGGTGGCTCAGGCATCACTGCTGCCACCACCGCTTACTTCGTGGCGGCCGTGCCGAGCACCACGACTTTCACCGTCTCCGCCACCCTCGGCGGTGCCGTACTGGACTTCACCACCACCATCACCGCCGGCACGGTGCGCGAGTACGAAAACATCGCCGGGTTCGCGGTCATGCCATCCGCCATCCTCATCGGCTTCGCCCCGGTGCCACCTACCCCCGCTATCCGTGGCGATCTCTTCGACTACCAGGAGCTCGTCGATGACTCAGGTCTCGTGCTGCAATACTATCACGGTGCCGATGCCAACACTGATCAGGAGTATCAGACTATCGAATGCCACTACGGCTTCGGCCTTGGCGATGCCGCGCAGCTCAAGCTCATCACCACCCCGATCTAAGCCCCATGAAGCTCGCCCTCCTCATCGCCCTGTCCGCCGACCGGCGGCAGGGCACGCCCCTCGGCGACGCCATGCCTTACGATCAGGCGCTCAACGAGTTCAAGCGCGCCACCACCCTCGGCCTCGCGCCCGCGCCAGATCGGCCCGTGCTCGAATTGTGGGCTGGCAACTCCCCCGCCAAGTCACATCGTTTCAAAGCGCCCGCTCCGAAGGCCAAGCCCGCGAAAAAAGCCCCGGACGCCGTTGCCGCAGACGCCGCACTGCTCTCGTAAAAATCTCCGGTCGCGCAGACCGGCTTTCATGCAAGCTCGCCGTGGTCTTTTGGTTGGGGACCACGGCGTCCTTGTGTTGTCAGATTGACAACGGCTCTCCCCCATGACCCTCTCCGCCGTCCTCAGCGCCCGCCAGCGGCATCAGACTGGTGTCATGACTACCAGCGGCCTCGCGGGCGGCAAAGAGCAGCTACAGCCCGGCAGCATCAGCATCGGCGGCACCAGCTATGTCGCCGCTGTGCATCTCGGTGAAGTCCAGCACCGCATGGACACCACCACCGGCCTCTGGCGTCGGCTGCAGCCCCTCGTCGCCACCGTGCGCAAGGTCTTACTCGCCACCGCCCCCGCGAAAAAAAGCGTTATCACTTTCGGCACCGTGATCTACCAGATCGACGACGTTGCCGGGCACAATGCCACCGATCTTGTCTGGACGCTCAAGGCCGAGCGCCTACTCCCCGCCCCCGCATGAGCCAGCTCGCCCGCATCAAGGGTATGCCGAAGCTGCTTAGCCAGCTCCGCGCCTATCCGCGCTTTGTCAGCGCGCAGGCCACCGTGCTCCTGCACAAGCACGCGCGCGTGCTCATCAGCTCCAGCGGAAAAAACAAGGGCCTCGTGCAGATCGTCCCGCCCGTCAGCATGGACCGCGACATCACTGGCCCCGCTGCCCGAAAGCAGGGCGCGAGCAAAGTTCAAACGGACATCTGGAAAGTCTATGGCACCCCGGGCGATGTGTACAAGCAACTCAAAGCGAAAAATCCGGCTGTCGCCGCAGGCTATTGGGCGGCCGTGCAGCGGCGGGACTGGACTGCCGCGAATGCCCTCGCCCGCCGACTCGGTGTACCGCAGATCGTGGACTTCACTGGCGACGACGGAGCGGAGCACAAACTCCGCAGGCGCAACGGTGTCGTGACTGGTAAGGCCAAGACACTCTTCGTCACGGATGCCCGTTATGTCCGCTCCTATATCAAGCTAAAGCAGGGCAACGTCGGCCTCCTCGCCGCCGCATTAGTAAACAGTTACAGCGGGGCTTTCGGCCCCCTGCGTGGCGTCCCCGCGTGGGTCGCGCGGCACTCCGGCTCCTGGGGTGCGGCGCAGATCGCCGAGACGCAGCAGGGCGCGAGTACCAGCGTGCGCATCAGCCTTGAGGCCGGTGCATTGAATAGTCACCTCCAGCGCTTTTTCACGCTCGCGGATATGCACCGCCAGCGTGCCATGGCGCGCGAAGCCCCCTTTGCCATCCGCGCCGCCGCCAAGGCCGCTGGCCTCCTCCACTAACACCTCCGCTCATGCGCGATCTCATCTTCACCAACTTTATCCACGGCTACCTCGACACCGCCGCATCTCGCGCCGTCGGCATCCCCGCCGCTGCCGTTTGCGCGCTCCTCAAAATGGACGCAGACACCGACGACCTCGACCCGCGCATCTGCATCACCGCCGAAGAGCAGGGCACCAATCGTTCGCGCCAGCTCACCGTCACCATCAGCGCGCGCGGCACCGTCGCTCGCGCCACCACCGATCCCTGGCTGGACGCCATCGCCCTCCGCCTGGCCGATCACCACCAGCTCGCCCTCCACCTCGCCGCGCAAAACTACAGCACCCGCCTCGGCTACCAAATCGAGCACGTCACACCCCCCGCCGCCGTCCGCGTCCAACGCACCGAAACCGGCCCCATCGAATCCGCCGTCGCCATCACCTTCCACCTCACCGTCTAACCCTGTTCGTAGTTCGGGCTTCAGCCCGTCCGCCTCCCCCGTTCGTAGTCCCGGCTTCAGCCGGTCCGGTCAGCCCCTTCCACCGCATGAAACAACTTCCACCCGCGCCGTATTATGACCGCGACGGCATCACTCTTTACCACGGCAACTGCCGCGAGATACTACCGCACCTGCAGCCCGTTGACGCCGCCGTCACCGACCCGCCCTACAACGAAACTAATCTTGAATGGGACACCTGGCCTGTCGGCTGGCCTTCGCTGCTCGCGCCACTGACCAACTCGTTTTGGTGTTTCGGCTCGTTGCGGATGTTCTGGGATCGGCGCGATGAGTTTGGCGCGTGGAAACTTGCGCAGGACATCGTTTGGGAAAAACACAATGGCAGCGGGATTGCCTCAGATCGGTTCCGCCGCGTGCATGAACTGGCGGTTCATCTTTATCAGGGGGATTGGGCGGCGCTCCATAAGGCCGTCCCGCGCGTTGGCGAGCATCGCGCCACAAAGATGATGCAACGCGGCAAGACGCCCCACCTCGGAACAAAAGGACAACTTGGAATACAAGAGGGCCAAAAGCTCATGCGCTCAGTCATCTACGCCAACAGTTGTCAGGGCTACGCAGTCAACGAAACGCAAAAACCGGAGGCGCTGATTTCGCCCCTGCTGGAATATTGCGTTCCTCCCGGCGGCAGCGTGCTGGATTGCTTTGCTGGTAGTGGCACCGTGCTCGCCGTCGCGCGCGCTCAGGGGAAGCGCGCCATCGGCATTGAGCAGCGCGAAAGCCAATGCATCGAGATCGTCAAGCGGCTCTCACAAGGCGATCTTTTTCAGGATCCCCGTTCGTAGTCCCGGCTTCAGCCGGTCCGGTCAGCCCCATGCCCCACGCCCCCCTCCCCCCCCCCCCCTTTTTCCCCCCCCCCCCCTCCCCACCCCCCCCCCCCCCCGCAACACCCCCTCCCCCCCTCCCTCCTCCTCTGGCTCCCTGTCCTGCCCGCCCTCGCCGCTGATCTCACCGTCACGCCAGCGAATTTCCTCCCCGGTGCTGGCGCAAAATTCCACACCGGCATTGCCGGTGCCACGATCACCGCCGGCCAGCTCATCGCGATCTCCGCCAGCACGGGAAAATTCGTCCTCGCCGATGCCAATGACGCCGCGCTCAGCCAAGTCATCGGCATCAGTGCGCACGCCGCGCTGAACACGCAGCCTCTCGCCGTCGTGTGGTATGCCGATGACCTCACCCCTGGTGCCACGCTCGTCATGAGCACCATGGTCTATGTCTGCTCCGCCACTCCCGGCGGCATCGCCCCCGCCGCCGATCTCTCCGCTGGCGGCCTCTATCCGAACGTCCTCATGATCGCCATCTCGACCACGAAATGCGTCTTCCGCGCCCCCGGCCTGCTCGGTTCGGCGCTCTCGGTCGCGCCTTAATTTTTCGCCGCAATCCTCACCTCTCACTCTCACTCCCATGCCTGACACCCCCGATCCATTTGTTGAGCCAATCATCGAGCACGGCGTCAAGGTCTCCGACCTCGCAGATGAGGACGGCGCGCTCATTCTCAGCCTCGACCTCTCTCCGATGCGTGATGCCGTCATGCAAAAAGGCGCCTCCCGCGCGACCGAATACGTCCGCTACGAAGACCCGCGCATCGAAGGCGAAATGAGCTTGCGCCCGCGCCGCAACGCGCTGGGCCTCCCCTACGGCCTTGGCAATGCCCATCCCGGCAGTGCCGTCACCGATCTCGTCAATCTGCCGGTCAACAGCAACATCCACGGCTTCCGCATCAGCGAGTCCGCCACCATCTGCCTGAACAACCCCAAGCAAACGCGCGGCGACGACGGGCTGCAGATCACTCAGCCGTTCGTCTATTATCCGTTCGTCCTTTCGGCCGCTGCCCTGGCCGCATAAAAGCTACCCAACAAAATAGGCCCGCGCTGGACGGGCACCAGCCGCAAGGCTAGCTCGCGCGCGAGCATCCAGCACCCCCTTCCATCCATCTCTATGTCCCCGTGTCGTGTTGCACGTTCCGCGTCGCATGCCTGCCTCTCCCCTGGCAGCGCATGCGGCGTTTTTTTTCGTCTCCCCCGTATTGTAGTCCCGGCTTCAGCCGGTCCGACTCTCCCCGCCTAACACCATGAGCTGGACCACCAACAATCACAAAATTGCCGCCACGTTCTCCGGTTTAGGCTTCCGCGTCACCATCAACGAAACCGAAATCGTCGAGCTTGATAACTGGAAAAACCTTCGCTTCGAGGTCAGCGATAAATCGCTGCTGCATCCGCAGCTACCCTCGCGCGACGATCTCTATCGCGGCTGGAAAGAAGGCACGCTTAACAAGCTGGATCCCGATCATCCCTTCCTCTGCGGCTTCGCCGCCTGCCACAATTTCGAGCAGATCATGCACATGCAGGCCACTGCCACCAGCTACCGCCTGCAGCGCGCAGCAGGCTCGCCGCTCTATCGCTACGAGGTCGGCATCGAAGACTCGCGCTTGCAGCTCGCCCCCGCGCTACATGCCACCGTGGATCTCCCGCTCGCCGCCGCCGTCGCCGTCGCTGGTTTGCCCGTCATCAACATCGACGGCAACCCCGGCCGCCGCCGCTATTTATTCCCCGACATGACGCTCGAATATCTGGACAACCCCACTGCCGCCGCCCTGCTTCCTGTCGCGCAATTCTTCCCCCGCATCTACCCGCGCAAACCAAACTTGCAGCTCGGCCTCACCCATCCGCAGCACCCCGTCGTGCAGGGCTACAACGCCGCGTACCACTACGCATCCATCCTCGGCCAGCTCAAACAAATCAACAAGCGCCTGCTCATCAAAGATCCTTTCAGCAACCGCCGCGCCCTCATCCCCGAAAACCCCAGCGCAAAACTAGAAAACGAAGTCCGCGACCACTTCCGCATCCCCTGATCCCCGTATTGTAGTCCCGGCTTCAGCCGGTCCGGTTCCCTCTTTTTGTGACCACCAACCAATGCCGAAAATGATCGAAATTTTACACAACTTCTTCGCCGGAATCACATTCGCGTTGGGCGTAACAGTCGGTGCAGTCCTCTGCCGCATCGCCAGCAAGGAAGGCCGCACCGAAATGGTGGATACTGTGAAATCCAGCCATGAGCGAATCGAAGAACGGCTACGCATGAGCTTGAAATGCCATGAGCGGATAGCCGGTGCAATGGAGGCCATAGCGCAAAAATCTGCTGGGAAGAACGCCGCTACCTGCGACGACCAACTTTAATTCCATGTCCGCCAAACACTCCGCCCCGCCTTCTTCGTTCGTAGTTCCGGCTTCAGCCGGTCCGCTTCCCCTCACACTCCCATCTGGTTCTGCCTTCTGGCTGCTCTTCGAGCACATGAGCCGGCAGCACAATTTATCGCTGCTCGACTCCGAGCTCGCCGATGTCTGCGCCGCCGTCGATCAGATGCGCGCGGCATGGGAGGCTAACGCGCTGCACAACCAACTCCCCGCCGCGCCCCTTTAATTCCACCCTCCTCATGCTCACCTGGCACGACAACCACGCCACCATCATCCGCCTCACGGATGCCACCGAGCGCACCTGCGAGCTCGGTCATTTCGCCGGGCGCGGTCTGTGCTTTTTGAACATCCCCCGCTGTGATCATTCTGAGTTGCGCATCGACCCCCGCCTCGCCCGCGAACTCGCCACAATCCTCTCCCACTTCGCCGACTTCCGACAACTCCCCCATCGCCCCACCGCCCCCGACTACAGCATCTGAGTTCGTAGTCCCGGCTTTAGCCGG